GTTTTTAGTGTCTAAATACGTATCTTCTTCCCAATACCAACGAAATATACCTGTCTTTAGTAACAGCGCTTCTTTGATTCCATCATATAATATTTGAAAGCCGTTATTTTGCTCAAAGAAAACATGATTAATGTAATCTGTTTCTTGTTCGGCTGCAGCTACATCTTCAGGGTTCTTTGGCTCAAACCTTACAACTTCATCACCAGATACAAATACCTTTAGTAATTGTGGTAATGCAGATTCAATCGTGTCTTGTACATCATAAGATACAACCTGTGAACGACCATCGACTTCGTTACCAAAAGGCTCACCAAGATAATATTGAATAGCTTCTGCACGTTCTGCTGATAGCTGTGAGTCATTTATACCGTAAGCAATATTTTCCTCATTAACTATCTGATGCAATATTTCTTCATCGGTCATTGAATTTTGTTGTGCCATTAAACAATTCCTAAATTAGAATAATGTATCTCTTGGTCTTTCCAATTTTCATTGGTCATTTTGTCTAAAGATACGTTCAAATACCTAAAAGCATCTGCTCCATGTGAATACTCATCGTGAACTGGTGAACCAGGTTCATTAGTAGATGGACTGATACTTCGTCTGTAATGTTTTAAACAGTCGATTAAACGACTTGTAGATTTATCAAAGTATATACGATGGAAGTTCATACGACTAACCTTTATACCAGACTCAACATCTAGTCTTGGCACAATGCGAACATCCCAACCATTTCTATTCATTATATCTTCTGCTGATATACCATGTTTAAAGTCTTTAGATTGACCATCATGGGGTAGATACATTTGACCCCAATTATAAGGTAAGTTCTTTAGTTCAGCAGAATAACTGTCGAGTGTTCTGTGGTCATCTTCTATGTATTTAATAATACGAACATCTGACACACCTTTTTGACATAGGATAATTGACATAGAGTCATTCCAACCTAAGTCCATAACCACATGAACTTTAAGCTCAGGGTCATAAGGTACGTTACATACTCGACCTTCTTCTTGTGCTTCTCTTATCTCATTAGCGTAGATAGCACCATCAACAGCAGACTTACATTCACCTAACCATATATTTTCGTAGTCAGGGTTATTAGCTTCTGCGTGTTTTCGTTCTTTTTCTAATACATCAGGAAACCAAGGGTTATCAGTATAATTAATTTTAACAACCTTGGCATCACTAGGTGGACTTACTACAAACCTTGTGTAAGTGTCGTCAGTATCCAGGTCAGGGTTAAAGCTAACCCATATCTCTGATTCTGGTTTCCTAATAGTGGGTATGAGAATATCCCAAGACTTTTTACATATTGTCTGTGCTTCTTCACACCATACAATATCGACACCCTCAAATGATTTAATACTTTCTACTGTATTGTTTGCTAGACCTGTAAAACTAATCTGTGATCCGTTTCTACATCTTATTTCTGTTTCTAATATCTCAAAGAACTTTCCTAGTTCTAATACCTGTATTTGGTCTGATAATAACTGATGCACAGATTGTTTAATAGACCGTTGTATTTCCCTAGCACAGAGTATTCTGAGTCTTTTTTTTGTTGCTTTTAATAGTAATGCCCTAGCAAATCCCCATGATTTACCAGAACCTCGACCACCGTATGCTACTTTGTACCGATAAGGTTGAAATAAGAACTCTAATTTATCAGGAAAGTTAGCGTCTAATATGTCAGATTGATTAACTTCCATCTTTTTTCAAAAAGTTTACAGCTATGTTTACAGGCAGTTCTGATCCTTCTACCCCTGTTATTTCTGTTGTGGCTACTGATTTGCCATCAATTCTATCGCCAATTTCTTTTATTGCTGCAATATCACCATCTTTAGCTTTAGCAAATAAAGCATAAGCTACTTCATGTAATTGTTTATGGTCGTCTTGGATACCTAATTTTCTTATTATATCGCTCCAAACCTTACCCTTATGATTAGAATTACCTTTCATAGCCTCGCTAATCATCTTCTTAGCTTCTTCTGTATGTTTTTCACCCTTATTCATGATTCTGTCTTTTCATGTAAGTCTTTGATTTTATTTGCATCATCCATTTACAACTCCGTATAGGTTGGTTGTTATAATTTACTTCTAAATATTCCTGTGAGTGGGTTAATCGTATGAGTGAATGTAGTCATCCAATCAGTTCCGTAGTCCATGCTATAATAACCTTTGAAACATGGAGTGCCAATAGTGTAATGTATTAGTTTAGCATCAGGGTTGTAGTCGTATTCGTTAGCCAACCAGTTCCATTCTATAGGTAGCTCACCTACACTATCTGTCCATTCAAACCTGTGTAGCTCTTTACCTGATGCTTTAGCTACATACTCTGGTGTTAGTTTGCTACAGTCTTTATGGCTGCAATTAAACAACATAACGCTAGACCAATTCTTTCTAGGGTAATCTTCGTTGATGTTACCTAGGTATTTAATAGGGTATTTAGTCTTGTAGTTATGCTTTACCACCTTAACCGCATCGAACATAGGTCGAAACAGCTCTGATATGTCTGCCTTACATAACATATCACCATCGACAAACAATGCCTTACCCTTGTAACCACATAAGTGTGGCACTAAGAACCGACTGTAGATGAACTCGTTACTACCGTCTTTGTGGTTCTCTTTATAATCTTGTAGTGTATTTAATGCTAATGGAGTAAAACTAACAGGTTCGGTGCAATGTTTAATTACACTTTCACAAAAGTTATGATAGGCGATGGCTTCTTTAGGATCATAGCCAACAAATATTCTAATCATTTCCCCATTCTTCTCTTATTTCACGCATACGTTCTAGTCTAGCATCCTTGCTCATGTAATACCATTGCTCTAGGTCATCGTATGTTCTGTGACAGCTCTTACAATGTGTGCCTTCCATTCTACATACACCGTTACATGGTGAATCTAACACTTCCATCGTTTTCTTGCTGCTTTACCTCTTTCGCCTGTCCATCCTGCTGATCTAGCACAGAATGATTTACGTCTTTTAGCATCTTTACTGCCTGGCTTTACTTTACCAGTTACAGGTGCTTTTAGTTTACTGCCTGTTGCTGCGTTGTATTTAGCACGACCCTTAGCTGTTAATCCACCACCTGCTTTGACCGATAACTTTTCACCTCGACCAACTGATAGATTAACTTGTTTCTTTGTTGCCACTATCGCATAAACCCTGTATTTGGGTCTTTTAGGAACTGTGACATCTGATAAATTAAACCTAATGTTGATGGTGTTGTAGCCACAAAATTAGGTGTTGTACCATATTGGCTGTAATTAGGCTGATTGTAGTTAGGTTGATTAGATGATGATGTTGTTTGGTTTACATAGTCATCAAATGTACCAGTAAATCCTTGTGTCTGTGCCATCATAAAATCTTGCATAAGTTGTTGTTGTGCTTGTTGTGCTGCTTTAGCATATTCAGCAATTTGTGGTGAATCACCTCTACGCATTAATTCTTCTAAGTATGACATTATTCTTCCTTTTCAATCTCTATGTCAGATTGGTCAACATATGCACTAATTTGTACTCTGACAAAACCTAAATTAAATAATAAATGATTGATTTCTTTACCATCGACTTCTGATTCTGTAGCTTCAACACCAACATTGAAACCCCAGTATGGATATACAGTTACATTCATGCTTTTTTCCTTTTCATTGGTTTCGCAGTTTTAGCTGCTTGTTTAAATGCTTTAGCTGTTGGAGCTCCTTTTGTGCCAGGTTTTCTCATACGCTCATCTGAACCTGCTTTGATACGTTTACGTTTAGCATGGATGTTTGCGTATAGTCCTGGTTTAGCCATGTTATTTTGCTTTTGATTTTTTGTGTGTTAAGTATTTGCTATTAGTAGTATGAGTAGCACCTGACATTAATTTTCCATTGTGTTTATGTGTTTTGCCTTTAAAAAGTTTACCGTTAGGTAAATAATGCGGTACACCTTTCATTAATAACCCTTCTTCATAGGTTTTTTCTTGGTTGCTTTTTTCATTGGTTTTTTACCGTACATTATTTCTTCCTTTTCTTTTTGGATTTACTTGCTTTACTGAGAGCAATGGCAATCGCTTGTTTAGCTGGTCTGCCTGATTTGATCTCAGCTCTAATATTCTGTGATATTACCTTTTGTGACTTACCTTTTTTTAATGGCATCATTTTTCCTAAACAAAAAAAATGCCCACCGAAATGGGCATTTACAAAGGAGGGTAGGGAAATTCTGGGCGAACCTCTCCTACCCCCTGAGTATACTAAATTTCTTATGAAATGTCAATAACATCTAATTCCCATTTATTACTTTTATTTTTTCGCCAACCCCATACTTCTATAGTCCAATTACATTCTCGCATTGATTCAAGATGTTCGTTTTCACTTATCTTTTTAACCCTTGCCCACCGATTATTATAAGTCGTGCATTGTATGGCTAGTGTGTCACCATCTTTTAATGCTAATATATCTATACATCCAAACAGGTCTTGTCTTATTCTAGCAAACGGATTCCAATGCTCAACAATCGCTAGTGTTGTCCAACCATCTGTCTTTAGCTTTCGTAGTGTCAGTTGTGTCGGACTCATCTTTGCCATCTTTTTCCCTTAATTTTTTTGTTGTTTTAAAGATACGTTCCCATGCTTCTTGAACTTTATCATCTGATACTTTTGAGGGTCTGCGCCCTGAACCTTTACTCATCACAATCTCTCCTTACTTTACACATATCATGTTCATCATAATATCTTATTGTGCCTCTACGCATATCTATATTTTTTATAATAATGTTTTCCGGTAAATAAATGTACTGCTGCAGCAAACATTTACTTGCTCTTTTGTCAGGATGGTATAAAGAAATATAAAGTTCTGCATGATGACAAGATTCAAAGTTACCTATGTATTTAAAATCATCTTCTATTGGATTGGTGCTTATTACCAATACAAAAGCATATTCAATCATAATTATTCCTCCATTTTGTCTAAAACCCATTTAAGCAGTTCTGACTCTGTTCCCCATTTACTAATAAAAGTTTTCTTCCCTGCATGAAAACCAGTATTACCTTGATGATGTTCATGGCAAAGCGGCAACACCATATAATCATTATTTCGCTGTCCTTTTCCCATGCCTTCTCTTATATGATGGCAGCAAGCTGGCGGAGGGTCTTGTATTTCAAAATATTTTTTGCATATAACACAC